CTGGGCGAGGTCACGACCGTAGTCCAGACGCAGTCCAATAACACGAAGCTGGTCCTCAACCCCACCGCGACGGGGGCAGATCAGGATTTGTGCGCCGTGCTAAATATCTCAGCCGACGCGGTCGGAGAGCTATATACCATCTCTGGCACGGTCGGTGACGCGCTACGTTCCGATCTGTTGATCGGGCGTGGACTTACTGGCTCGCAGATAATGATCTTGTCTGAGGGCGATATCGAACTGAACTGTGCGGCATCCAATACCGGACAGGTGTCGTGGTCGATGTGGTATCTCCCGCTCGATCTGGGCGCAACGGTATCGGCGGCGTAGAGGATGGCAGGGAGCGTTTCGATCACTTACTCCAGTACACGTGCCGGGGCAAAGTCGGTATCGTGGTCGTGGACATCAGACAGCTCTGGCGATGTCAGCGGGACCGACACCAACGCGATCTCTGGTCGTGCGTTTCGATGGGTCACGAATCCAGGGTCAACAGCACCGACTGATGATTACGACATCGTTGTCAACGATGAAGATGGAGTTGATCTGGCGGCTGGTGTACTGGCAGATCGTGATACGTCAAATTCTGAACAAGCGTACCCTGCGGCGAACACGTACCACATCTTTGACGGCAAGCTCTCGCTCGTTGTATCGAGTGCTGGTGCTACGAAAGAGGGTGTGCTGACGATGTACTACATTTGATCTGAGGTGACTCATGGCGCTCAGTTTGTCAAGCGCACCGGCAACTGAGCCAGTCACGCTGGCTGAAGCCAAGACACATCTGCGGATTGATCACACCGCCGAAGATGACTACATCGAAGATTTCGTCATCCCGGCAGCGCGTCGATATGCGGAAACACTAACGCAGCGAGCGTTCATCACGCAGACATGGATTCTGCGTTTGAACGGGTTCGGCGTTGATCCTATTTTCCTACCACGACCGCCACTCGTATCAATCACAAGCATCACGTACACAGACAGTGCTGGCGATAGTCAAACGTGGTCGGCGTCAGCTACGGGCTACGTGCTAGAGAAGCCAACTGGCGAATATGCCATGAATGCGTCAGTCCAACCGGCGTACTCAGTCTCGTACCCAACGACGCGCAACGATGTGGATAGTGTCGTGCTGACGTACGTGGCAGGTTACGGTGCCGCGAGTGTTGTGCCGATTGGTATAAAGCAAGGCGTGTTGATGCTCGTTGATGATCTCTATTCCAACCGTGGCAGTCGCACAGACAAGCCCTCCGTGCCAGCCGCGATTGCGGCTCAGGCATTGCTGTCTCCGTTCGTGGCCTACCGATACGATCTTCGGTTTGACTGATGGTGACCATCGGCAGATTTACTGAGCGTCTCGCCTTTGCCAGAAACACGGTGACGGTCGATGCCCAAGGCGGTCGAGGGAGCGCGTGGGCGACGTTTGCAACGATCTGGGGTCGTGTGATGCCGCTGACCGGGCGAGAGTCTATGCAAGCGGCCTCTGTCTCGTCACTGGTGTCGTATCGAGCGCAAGTGGCTGCGCAGCAGCTTGAAGCCGCAGCGGTTAGCGTGTCGAGTATCACGCGGAGCAGCAGCACGGCTACCGTGACAACCAGCGCCTCGCATGGGTTAGTGACCGGAGAGTACAGCCGCATCTCTGGTGCCACGCAGACGGCGTACAACGGCCAGTTTTCGATTACGAAAACGAACGCCACGGTGTTCACGTATGCGGTGGAAGACTCGCCCTCAACACCGGCTGCCGGAACGATCAAGAGCGTACATATTCTGCCCATCTCGCCAAAGCTCATGCGGATCGCATGGGTGCCGAGTTGGGATGCTGGGCATACGGCATTCACGCTCCAGATTCATGCGGTGCGGATGGTAAGCAAATCGTTGTATGAACTCGATCTGGGCGAGACATCGTAATGGCTCAAAAGATACAGGGTTTACAAGTTGAAGTGACCGGCATTCGGGAACTCTCAAGGCAGTTCAAAAGATTGCCGAAGGTGGCGCAGGAGAAACTAAACGAGGCAACGAAATGGGCTGCCGGTGCCGGTGCTGACTATGCGAAAAAAGAATTGGAGTCTAACGGTTCTGTCGCCACTGGTGCGTTGCGTGATGCGATTGGCGCACGGATGAACTGGAAAGCTGGTCGTGGATCATTTGGTATCAAATGGTTGAAGGGCGACTACAGTGAGTCTGGCGAGCGATTGGTGAAGATGCGAGGGCAATGGATAGCAGCCAAGAACATTCCCGGCTACAAGAATTTGCAACCAGCGAGTCGAGCGCATTTTATTGAGTTTGGCACGGCGGCTCATAACATCAAGAATCGTCAGCACCCCGGTGGCCGTCCTCGACCATTCATGGGGCCAGCGGCGAAAGCGATTGCGGCTCCGTATTTAGCGCGACTCCAAGCGGCTGGAAAGCTGATCGAGCGCGAGATGGCAATCAAGGTCGGCTGATGGCAACAACGGCCACGACCGGATCGGGAGAGATTCTCGCGGCGGTGTTTACCGCGCTGAACGTGTCGGCTATCACCTCGACGTTGAGTTGCGGGGTCTATGACGATGACGCCTCAACACAAGATGTGGCGTTTCCATTTCTGAGGATTGCGATCACGGCAGGAATTCCGTGGGATACGTTCGGCAAGGCTGGCAAGGATATTGATTGTCAGGTGTCGGTGTTTTCACAGTATCGAGGTGGCCTTGAGGCGCAGGACATCTGCAATCAGGTCATTGTGCTATTGCAGGATGTGGCGTTGAGCATTAGTGGTCATGCGCTGGCGGGTTTCAGGCTGGAAACATTTGGGAATGGCGCTGACGAATTGATTAACGGTGTCAAGACCATCCATAAGTGGCTGCGCTTTCAGGTTAACGTAGTCGAGAACTAGCATGTATGATCCACAATCACAGGTGCGAATCGCAGACGCACTGGAGCGCATCGCATACACGCTGGAGGCCTTGGCGACAAGCGATGAACAGGTCGAGCCATGTTCTCATCCAGATGAAGAATGTGAACCTACGCTCAGCAGTACAATGCAGAACGTAATCATGCGATGTAAGGCGTGTGGCGCTGAAGGGATCTAACTATGGCGGTAGTCACAATCAATCCACGGATCTGGTTCGCGCAGTATCACCTGAGCGCCGATCATAATCAGGTGGCTGTTACGGACGGCAGGGAGGAAGTGGACAGCACCGTGTTCACGAACACCGCGAAAAATATGCGCGGAGCGCTTCCGTTCGTTGAGTGTACGGGCGAGGGCTACGTTGAATTCGGCAATAACAATGTCCATGAAGCGTTACGGTCGAACATCAACACCGCCGATGTACCCGTGACGATTGGCATGGAGGGTGCGACTAATCAATCAGCCGCGATGTTCTTTAAAGCGAACCTCTTGCAGTACAACATCAATGGAGTTGTCGGGCAGTTGTTGCCGTTTTCATGGCAAGCGAAAGGCTCTTCGACGCCAGCGGTTCCTGGTACGATCTTCGGCCTTGGATCGCAGACCGCCTCTGGCAACGGCAGCTCGAATCAACTAGGCGTTCTGGCCGCTGGCGAGACGATGTATTTTGCGCTGCACGTGCTATCCGTATCTGGGACGAGTCCAACACTCGATGTCATTATTACGAGTGACACGGGTACAGGATTTCCAAGCGCAACCACTCGCAAAACATTTACTCAAAAGACAGCGGTGGGTTCTGAGTTTTTGAGTCTTGCGGGTCCGATTGCGACAGATTCATGGTGGAGAGCGCAATGGACTATCGGTGGAAGCAGCACACCGACATTTGATTTCGTAGTAGTGGTTGGCATCACTTCCAATCCGTAGATAGAGGAGAGAGAAAATGGCAGTTGTAACTTTGACAGGGGCATCGGTGCTGATCGCCACGACTGATTTGTCCGATCACATCAAGGAAGTCACGATTGACGATGCGCGTGACGAAAACGATGACACGGTGTTGTCGATGACGGCGAAATCCATGACGGGTGGATTGCCCTCGCCAACCATCACGCTGAAGATTCGTCAGGATTACGCAGCGTCAAAAACGAATGAGAAGATCCGCGCTGCCGTGAATGTGGCAACGGCGATTGTGGTTCGTCCATTGGGCGGCACGATTCGGAGTGCCACGAATCCAGAGTGGCACTTCACAGGGAAGGTGCTGCAGTATCAGCCATTGGCTGGTGCGGCTGGTCAGTTTCAGGAACCGTCTGTAGTGTTCCAGCCGACCGGTACGCCGATCACGTATCTGACCACTAGCACATAGCGGTTGTGCTGAATGCGGACGGTCACGATTCTTGGGAAAGCGCCAAGGGCGGGAACGTCTGTCGAGGGAGAGGTGTGGGCTTGCAACGATTTGCAAACCAGTCTACCTGAAGGATGGTCGTTCGATGCGTGGGATCGCTGGTTTGATCTCCACACCGACGCGCATATCAAAAAGCATCGACCCCTAGCGTGGGCGTGGTATCAAACCTCTGACGGTCGTAGGCCGATCTATCTGCATCGTCCGTACGTCGAGATCTCAGGGAGTGTGGCGTATCCACGCAACGATATTCAAACGCTGTTTTCAGTTGACGATGACCCCTTCGAGTATTTCACTTCATCAATAGACTGGATGTTGGCGCTGGCGATTAGTACAGGCGTCGGCCGTATCATTTTGCATGGCGTGGATTTGTGGGATGCACCGCATGAGCGTGGCGATCAACGATGCGGAGCGCACTACTGGATCGGCGTAGCTCGCGGTCGTGGCATCTGCGTTGACATTCCGCATGAGTCATCGCTCTGTAAAGCGACGAGGTTGTATGGGTGGTTCACATCAACCAGTGATAAGAATTTTTCGTCAGTGAGTCTGGATCGGTTTCTGGAGCAGGTCAGAGAAGCGAGGCTGATGCAATCGCCGGGGTACGTTGCGCCGGGGTTAGACACAGCCGAGATCGTGGAACTGGCTCCTGCTCCAGTTTCACAACCGCTGAACGACCGGGTAGAATAATAGTCGTTCACTTTCACACTCTTACAGGAGAAGAGACATGGCAAAAACGAAGAGATCTTACGCGACGAAGGATGGTTTTTTTGCTGGAGCATCCCAGCGACAGACTGAGGTAGTTAAGATCGCTGATATTGGTAACGTCATCGTGAAGGGCATGACGGCCAAGGAGCGTGATCAGTACGAGACATCCTGCATCGTCCAAAAAAACGGCAAGCGCAACTTCAACCTGATCGACGCGAGGGCGAAGCTGGTCATGCTGACTGTTGTGGACGAGAAGGGTGATCGGTTGTTTGAGGCGTCTGATGTGTCTCGTCTGAGTGGGATGCCAGCATCGGTGATCGACAAGTTGTTCACCGTCGCGCAGAAATTGTCAGGGATCAGCGATGAAGACGTTGAAGACTTGGGGAAAATCTTAGGCGAAGACCAACTCGACTCTTCGCCTTCCGACTTGCCGCTCGACTTGGTGGAGTAACCGTTGAGGAGTTACTGGATCGCATGAGTTCCATCGAACTGAGTGAGTGGATGGCCCTCTATACACTGGAAGCGCGTGAGCATGAGCTAGTGAACGAGCAGAAAATCTCGCCTGAGATCGCGCATCGTATGGTCTGGCTCACTGACGCCGATCTAACGTCCGAAGAAAATTAGACATGGCTACCATCGCCAATCTCGTTGTCAACCTCGCCACCAATACGGCTGACTTATTTGCGCCGGTAGATCGAGCGTCTGCCAAACTTCAGCGCAACATGAAGAAGATGTCGCAGAGCCTAACCACGGCTGGCATGGGTATGACAGCGGGATTGACGATGCCTATCGTCGGAGCCAGTGCCGCTGCCATAAAGTTTGGCATGGACATAAACAAAAGCATGGCAAACGTGGCTACGTTGATTCCAGACAGCGGTGAACGAGTCGATGAACTCAAGAACAGCGTTCAAGAACTTGCGATTGCCACGGGCATCGGCACCAGCGATATGGCTGACGGTTTATATAACGTCATTTCTGCGTTAGGAGATACAGCCGATACGGAAAAGATCCTTGAGATCAATGCGAGGGCGGCAACGGCTGGATTGGCGACTGTAACAGACGCGCTGAATCTTACGTCTGCTGTGACGAAAACATACGGAGACACAAGCGCAGAAGCCGTATCGAAAGCATCCGACCTTGCGTTCACGACGGTGAAATTAGGACAGACAACATTTCCTGAATTAGCGGCATCGATGGGACGCGTGGCTCCAATGGCAGCCAAGTTGAATCTCTCGCAGGAGGAACTTTTCGGCACGTTTGCCACGTTGACCGGTGTTGTCGGAGATACCTCAATGGTGTCCACGGGATTCACTCAAGTCCTTACGGGATTGATGAAGCCGACAACGGGTATGACGAAGGCGGTAGCAGAGTTAGGATTCGCTGGATCCGAGTCTATGGTGGAGACGTTAGGGTTCAAGGAGAGCTTGCAAGCCTTGATCGGTACGACTGATGGAAGCACTGAAGCAGTTGGCAAGCTGTTCGGTTCTTCGGATGCGCTGAAATCCATCTTCGCGTTGACTGGCGCTCAAAGTGAAGTGTACGACGAAAAACTTCAGGCACTCATGGAATCAACCGGTGCGACTGATGAAGCGTTCAAGGAGCAAACGGAAGGTATTAACTCGGCTGGATTTGCGCTTTCGCAAATGAAAATTGAACTGGAAGTATTCGCTCAAGAGTTAGGTGAGGTGTTGTTGCCGTACGTGGAAGCGGCGATTGCGAAGTTCAGGGAGTGGATTCCCAAAGTGTTGGCCTTGGTCGATTGGTTCAAGCAGCTATCGCCGGGAATGCAAACGGCCATCCTTGCTATTGCCGCACTTGCAGCAGCTATTGGGCCAGTACTACTGGCGCTTGGCGCGATGGCGTCTGGAGTGTCCGCGCTCATCGGGTTAGGCCCACTGTTGGTTGGAGTCATCAAAGGAATCGGCCTTGCGATGAAGGGAATGCTGGGACCAGTTGGCTTAGTCGCTACCGCTGTGGTTCTGCTGATCAATCACTTTGAACTATGGGACGAGATCGGGGTCATTCTCAAGCGTGTGGGCGAATGGTTATGGTCGTGGAAAGATACAGTTGTCAATGTCTTCAAGGCCATTGTGAATCCGATAGAATCTACTGTTAGAATTTTCCAATGGATGTCTGACAAGGTAGTCGGCAACTCAATCTTGCCAGAGTTCGTTGACGCGGTAGCAGCAGAGTTTGATCGCATGGGCGTGGCGATGATAGATCGAACTGACGCAGCAGCGGAAGCCATACAGGATCGGTTCATTGCACTCGCAGAGGAGGTGGAACTGCTTGAAAATAATATGGCCGCACTCACTCCTCGTATCCTCACCATGCAGATGGTATTTGACGCGCTGCCGCCATCAATCGAAAGCATGAATGCCTCGTTTTTGCAGACATCAAATCGGTTGGTGCTGGTGCGTGAGGGAGCCTTCACCGTACAGAAAAGCGTATTTGAACTGGCAATGGTAGCGGTGCCAGCCCTTGAATCTGTTGCAGAATCGGCAGATGTTGTATCAACTAGCTTTTCACGTGCGTCACATATTACCGAGGAATCAACCAAGTCATTGGCTGAATCCTTCGGTGGGTTCTTCAAGGGTCTGCTCACGAATACATCGAAAACGATGGGTGGGCTTCAGGACACCGTGACGGGGATGCTGTCCAAGGTCTTCGGTGGCGGCACAGGGGCCGTGACCGGCGGCGGCCTCATGGGTTCTATTGTCAGCATGGGGATGTCCACTGTGTTCGGTCCAGCCACCGGGATCGTCAGTAAACTGATGACGCTTGGGATGAACAAGATGAAGGACATCGCGTGGTCAGGACTAAAGAAGATCGGCGGGTTCTTCAAATCCATGTTTACCGGAGCGAGCGCACAAGAGCTTGGCGGTCGTGAGGTAGCGAAGAACTTCAGAGGCAACATGGCCGACATGATGGATGATGTCCAGCGCGTCGAGGCCGGGAACCATGAGTGGAAGCAGTCCGTCATCGTGGTGCGAGATGCTTATATCGCTGCCGGAAAGACAGAACAAGAAGCGCTGGCGGTAATGGATCAACTATGGAAAGCCGAGAAGGAAGGTGCTGGCGCGGTTGAAGAAGTGATCCGACGAATTGAAGCTGTCATGCGAACGGAATTGACGCCATCGATTAAGGAGTCTGGTGATGAATTCGGGATCATGGCGCGGGGAGCGGTAAACGAGATTCAAGCAATCTCTCGGGAAACCGATCAACTGAAAATTTTGATGCGGGAACCCGTAGTCATGCCGGTGATCCAACAGTATTCCCAGACCGGTTCTATTGATCCACGCGGTCCTGGGCGTGGCTCAGGACTGAGCTTCTGGGGAACCGGTTTGGGGAACGAAGGTGAGACGTACCAGGAGTTCAAGGACCGGTTCCTTGATGATAATCCAGGCGACGAGCATCGACTGGAGGAGGCATGGGATCAGAATCAAAGCCGGATCGACCGGTCGAACTTCGCTCACGGAACGCAGGGACGATTCATTGATTTCGGTGCTGGCACACCGGCCATGCTTCACGGGCGGGAGCGCATTATGACAGAAGCCGAGGGCAGGTCGGAAGGGAAAATCGGTGGATCGCGCTCAAATGTCCATGACGATGAACTGCATCAGGAGATCGTAGCGCTGCGTCGAGACTTGCCACGGGCCATCGGACTGGCTGTGCAGGACGCGCTGGTGCTAGCAAGGTAAGCATGGCTACCTGTGCAATCAAAGTTGAAACGGAGTTGTCTGGGGCCGAGGGGCTTGGCTTTGAGGAACTTGGATCTTTCAAGCTCGCGGAGTTTCCGTCAGACACATGGACGGACATCACGGGTGATGTGCTGTCTAGTTTGTCATTGTCGTACGGCATCACAGGAAATTCTCCGAGTGACGTAGTCGCCAGCACTGGAGAATTACAGTTTTTACTTAGAAACGACGCCGGAAATTCCGTCACGACGCAGGGAGCGTATTCGCCCCTCCATGCGAATGTGCGATCTGGATGGACGTACGGTGTACCGATCCGTGTCGTGTTCACGCACGGTGCTGCGACGGTGTTCAGCGTGTCGAGCATTACACGATCTGGAACGACCTCCACCGTGACTACGGGATCGTCACATGGTCGTGCCACGGGTGACTGGGTGACGATTGCCGGTGCGACACCATCGGAGTACAACGGCACGTATCAGGTGACTGTGACGAACGCCACGGTGTTCACGTATGCTCTAGGCGGCAGCCCATCTACACCCGCTGGCGGCACGAAAACATCCACGCACGTATATATACGATTCCGTGGCAAGGTCAGGATTATCGCTCCTGAACCGGGGCAATATCTTACGCAGCGCGTACGGGTCACGTGCTACGACGCCATGAGAGATTTGATGGAAAGCAAGGTCAGGGAGATTGCGATTCAGATCGACAAGACAGAAGCAGAATTGTTGACCGCCGTTCTTGATTCGCTGCCATTCTTCGCACAGCCACCATTGCGAAGCATCGAAACCGGCATCGACACCTATCCGTACGCGATGGATGATGTGGGCGGTGGCACAGCCGCCGCTGGGTTGATTAAGAATATCGTGCTGTCCTCGTTGGGGATTTTTTTCTGCAAAGGTGACGGCACGGCTACGTATCTTACTCGCCATAGCAGGGCGACAGGGTCTTCCGCGTACACGTTCAATAATTCCATGCGGATCGGTGGCGTCAGTGCGCCAACATCGCTTGAGGGCGTCTATAACCACGTGCGTACGACTATCCATCCAAAAACTATTGATGCGTCCGCATCCACGGTGTTGTTCGCGCTGACCGGGACGCCGCCAAGCATTCCGGCTGGAGAGTCGATCACGCTGTGGGGGGATTTCCGAGATCCTGATGAAGTGAAGCGCTTGATCGGCGGCACAGCCGTGGTTGATCCGCTCGTTGAGAATACAGATTATGACGGGAATGCGGCAGCAAACGGTAGCGGCACAGACTTATCGTCAAGCCTGTCGATTGCGATCACACCGTACGCCAGCACGTGCAAGTTTGTGGTAACGAATAACCACGCAAGCTCCACGATTTATCTGGTTAATTCCAGCGGGGCGACGAAGTTGCAGGTGCGTGGCAAGGGCATCTACGATGACGGACCACAAACATTTGAGGCGGTCGTATCGAAGGTGTACGGAGATCGTCCCGTGTCCATTGATCTGCCATATCAGGACGATGGCGTAATTGGGCAGAGCGCGGCAACGTACCTTGAGGCGCAGTATGATGATTTGGAGGATCAGGTAAATGAGATCGTGTTCCTCGGGAATGACTCTGACGATCTGATGACGCAAGCCCTCGCCCGTGAGCCGGGAGACTTGGTTACGATTACGGAATCTCTTACCGGTCTATCTGGTACTGGTGCGATGATACAGTCAGTGTCACACGATGTGACGCTTGGAAGCTCTGGTCCGAGAGTGATCGCACGTTTCGGGTTGGCCCCAGCCTCTCCATATACTACGTGGCAGATCGGTACAGTCGGAAATTCTGAAATCGGTAACACCACGACATTAGGATTTTAGTATGGCTTACTCAGCACCATCCACACGATCAACCGGCAACCTCATTACGGCAGCAATTTGGAATGCTGACGTTGTGGCAAATCCGATTGCACTGTACGCCGGGGCGATGTCCATAGCATCGCAAGCGACGAACGATATTATTTATGCGACTAGCTCAACACAGTTGGGTCGCACACCTAACATCAGCGTGGCGCAGGGTGGAACCGGTGTCGCAACGCTCACCGCAAATTCGCTCCTGCTAGGCGCTGGAACCTCGGACGTTACGTTTGCAGCGCCGGGGGCGAGCGGCCAAGTTTTGACCAGTAATGGCTCGGCATGGGCCAGCGCTGCCGCAGAAGGCGGTTTGGACATTCTACAGATAGAGGCATTGACATAATGGCGAACGCAACCGCGATCATTCCGCTCAGTGGCAGCACTCAAGGGAAGCCAATCAAGGTCGTTCAGACAAGCACGGCTGGAACGACTATACATACTACTGGGACCAGTGCGACGGTCGTAGACCGTATCACGCTGTACGCCTTCAACTCACATTCTGCAGATTTACTGCTGACGCTGGAGTGGGGTGGCGCAACCGTGCCAGATCAGAACATTGTCCAGACGATCACATTCAAAACTGGACTGACCTTATTAGTTGATAACCTTCCGCTTCTGGGGAATGGATCAGTGGCGCTCACGGTCAAGGCGTTTGCGGCGAGTGGAAACCTGATTACGATATCAGGGTTTGTTCTGAGGGTCACGCCATGAAGCAAGTAACATCGAATCAACTGTGGACGCAGGTTCCTGTTGCGGCTCGACTGATCGAGGTCAACACAAAGACGGGATTTAGCCTGACGGCAGGGTCGTACAGTATCCGTCCAACCTCAACTCAGCAGTTCTATATCATTGCTGATGGCGCAGCATCGGCAACGGCTACATGTTCGAGCGTTACGACTACGCGAGCCGTTCCGTTAAATAATGGAGACACAAGCAACGCCACGTCATTCGCCGAAGCGAATTGTTCGCTTGTGATCACAAATGGAACGACCCTGACTATTTACAAGAACACAGCGGGTTCCACGTTTGGCCGTGTTCGCGCCATGCTCTCTGAGTGGTTCTGAGAATACAATGCGCCATCTGTGCTGGTTTCGACTTGAAGATGGGAAGTGGCTGGGCGAGTGGAGAGGCCACCTCCCGTCTCCACCGACGCACCTCCTCGCGCAAGTTGGTGACGCCAGAGCCGTAGGCCTGAATGCGTGGTTGCAGGACGCGCAGCAAATGATCACACCAGAGGGATCGCCGTACGATACGCACGAACATTGTTGGGATTTAGCAGAGTGGGATGACTGCCCAGCCGGTGGCGCAGTCTGCGTAGATGTCACACGATTTCACTGGCCGCTTTCCGATCAGCGCTTCCACCGCTGGGACGGCGTTGGAGCATCTATCGAATATCCAGAGACACGGAAATATATACAGGTAGATCGGGAGTCGCTTGAGATAGACGCGAATGCCTCCTCATCCCGATTTATTCGGCCGACAGCAGAGAAAGCGATCATCGACATCACCGGCACCGCGCTAGAACCGTTCCATCAGAAATCGCTGATCGGAACGCTGTTCAACGAGAACGGGCGATGGATGCTGACACACGCCACAGCGCACGGGATAGACATGCACGGCATTCAACACGCCCTGGATACCGGACACATCGAAATTGATGAAGCGTTAGTGCCTCAGAAAGCGTTGATCACATGAAAACACAAGCACAAACTAGGACTACTGATTACACGTGTTACGCCACGTGGATGGGCGGCGACAGTCTGCCGATTGAACCGGATGCCACGTATCTTTTTGTCGATACGACGGATACCGTGCCTCTACCAACGTACGGTGACATTTTCGACCCCGCTACGCAGACGTGGACGTACGTGGATTAATGAATACACGTATAGACTAGTCAATGGATGTCAATGATAAGCTCGCAGACGAGCGTCATCAACAAGTGATGGCTGCCGTGATTTCAATACACGACCGGTTGGATCAGCTGAACGGTCGTACTCGGGAGTCTGAGCAGAAAATCGCTGTACTCCACGACCGCTCCACTCGCGCCAACGCATTGAGCTGGTCATCAATCGGAGCCGTGATCGCTGGGGCGATGTACTGGATGATGAGATGAGGGACAGATTGTAGTGGCGAGACTCACAGTGAAGGCGTCGGCTCGATTTAAGGAATTTACGCCAGCGCTTCTATACATTCTGAACGTCGTATATCTTGAAGCCCTTGAATGCACGTCAGTGGAAAATATCGTCATCACCAGTGTGAACGATTCAGGGCATAGCAAGCACAGCCGACACTATACAGACGAGGCTATCGACATTCGGACGAGGAATTTTCCGAAGGCGGTG